AGCCGTTCATGTATCGGATAAATCCATAACAGGAACAGGAACATTATTTGGAACTGAACTCAGAGTTGGAGATGTAATTACACTTTCTAGTAATACCTTTGTTATTGCTACAATATCAACTAATACTGCTGCAACCGTAACATCAAATCCAGCAACAGGTGCTATTACTGCAACCGCAGCTGTTCGTTTGAAAAGGTCAGCATACGCAGAACCTTCAAGAAATATGGTGGGAACAGTAGGAGTCACAGCAAATAGTACAACAGTTACAGCAACAGTTGCTTCCGGAGAACAGGGTTCAGCTGCATTTGACAAGCAATATATCGCAGGTGATATTATCAAAATTAATGGTGAAGAACGAAAAGTTACAACAGTCGCGGAATTTTCTATGACAGTTAATCTTGGTTTCACTAATACTGCAACAGCTCAAACCCATTCCAGAACTTGGGAATATGCTGGACTTTTTGATAAAGAACCAGTAACAACTCAAGGAACAGCTGATAAGGGTGGACTCTATGATGAGGTTCATATTGCAGTTGTTGATGAAGATGGAGAATGGACAGGAAATCTCAATGAGGGTCTTGAAATTTACACAGGGCTTTCTGTAGCAAAGAATGCTAAATTTGAAGACGGTTCAAAAGCATACTATGTTGATGCTCTTAATCGTAGGTCTAAGTATGTTTGGTGGGCTGACCACAATGTAATGGGAGATGCCTACACAAGTGGAACAGTAGTATATTCTGTAGATTGGGGAACAGCTCAAGGCGCAGTAACATTTAATTCCCACACTTCTGCCGGCCCAATGATTTCAACTTCAAGTCTTAATGGCGGAGTTGATGGAACTGATGTCTCTGATGGAGATAAGATTGCAGGATTTGCAAAATTCAAAAATACTGAGGAAACTGATATTGGACTTCTGATGACAGGTGATGCATCAGCAACGGTTGCTCTTGATGCTATTGCAATTGCAGAACTTAGAAAAGATTGTGTGACGTTTGTTTCTCCATTACAGGCTCATGTAGTCAATAATGAAGGGAGTGAAGTAGATGATATTGTATCTCACAGAACAGACCTTGGTACTTCTTCTTATGCATTTCTTGATTCTGGCTGGAAATATCAATATGACAGATATAATGACGTTTATCGTTATATCCCATTGAATGCTGATATTGCTGGACTTTGTGCAGCTACTGAAGCAAATAGAGATGCTTGGTATTCACCCGCTGGATTTACAAGAGGTGGGATTCGGAATGTTGTAAAACTTCCATTCAGTCCAAGACAGACAGAAAGAGATAATCTTTATAAGAATGGTGTCAACCCAATTGTAACATTCATGGGTGAAGGCACAATTCTATTTGGAGATAAAACTCTTCTATCAAAACCAAGTGCGTTTGATAGAATTAATATCAGAAGATTGTTTATCATTATGGAGAAAGCAATTGCAAGATTTGCAAGGGCTCAACTGTTCGAGTTTAATGATGCATTTACAAGAGCACAGTTTGTCGGTTCAGTAGAACCATTCCTGCGAAGTGTGCAGGGACGAAATGGTATTACAGATTTCCGTGTATTGTGCGACGATTCTAATAATACGGGAGATGTTATTGATAGAAACGAATTTGTGGGTGATATATATGTCAAACCAAATCGTGCTATCAACTTCATTCAGCTCAACTTTATTGCAGTTAGAAGTGGAGTAGAATTTTCTGAAATTATTGGATAAGTGATATAAATACTTTTATAACAATAGGTGGGGGAAGACGGTAGCTGCTGAAGAGCGTACTTGTAAAACAAACTTCCTCACCCTATATTTTTAACTCGCTATCGGAGAACACACAAATGTCTTTTACAATTTCAAAATTTAGAGGTTCCATCGACAAAGCGAATGGAATTTCAAGACCTAATCTATTTGATGTTACGATTACTGATGCTCCAGCTGGGTTTCCTGCAGCATTATTTCCCTTTCAATGCAAAATTGCTACAATTCCACCATCTACTATGGGTGTAATTGAAGTGCCATATTTTGGAAGAATGGTCAAAATGCCAGGCAATAGAACTTTTGATAATCTATCCATCACTGTTATTAATGATACAAACATGCAATTGAGGGGTGCATTTGAAGGCTGGATGGCCGATATGAATTCTCATCAAAGCAACGAAACTGCATCCGGAGGTACTGAGACTTGTGGTCTAACGATAAAGCATTATGAGATGGAAGGTGGAGAGTCAGGAGAATGGAAATTTGTTAATTGTTTCCCAGTGTCATTGGGTGAAATTGGTCTTGATTGGGGATCAAATGATACTGCAGAAGAATTTTCAGTTGATTTTGCTTATGATTATTGGCAATCTGCCAAAGCTCAGTAATTTGAAGTTATAAATATGTTATAGGAACCTTTCCGATAAACTAGGGGCGTGGGGGCTTCTCAGCCCCTCACCACTAGGAGTATATGAATGGCCATTGAATTATTTGGTTTTACGATTGGAAGAGCACAGAAACAAAAAGAACAACAAGAAAAAGTTTCCTTTACTCTTCCCGAAGATGGCGATGGTGCTCTTGATGTAGCAGGAATGCCAGGTGGTGCTTATGGTACTTACTTGGACATGGAGGGGGCTACCAAAAACGAATCAGATTTAATTTCCCGATATCGTGGTATGTCACTCTACCCAGAGGCTGAACTTGCTATAGATGATATAATTAATGAGGCTTTGGTTGTAGATAGAGAAGAATCTCCAGTCTCAATTAATCTAGAAAACATCAATATATCCCCAAATATAAAAGAAAAGATTGCAACGGAATTTCATGAAATCTTGCGATTGTTAAGATTCAGGGATACCGGCTACGATACCTTTAAGAAATGGTATGTAGATGGCAGACTTTATTATCACATCATCATAGACCAAAATAATCCAAAAAAAGGTATACTTGAATTAAGACCTATTGATGCTCTTAAAATTAAAAAGATTAGGCAAATTCAAGCACCAAAAGACCCAAGTAATCTTACAGCAATGCCTGTAGTTGAAGAGTATTATGCATTCAACGAAGAGGGTATGGCAAATCAAAGTAGTGGGCAAATGGTTCGTATATCACCAGACTCGATAGCATACTCTCATTCGGGGCTACTCAGTGAAGACCGAAAATTGGTGCTTTCATATCTACATAAGGCAATCAAACCCCTCAACCAACTCCGAATGATAGAAGATGCAGTAGTCATCTATCGTATTTCAAGAGCTCCAGAACGGAGGATCTTCTATATTGATGTTGGTAATCTCCCAAAAATTAAAGCAGAACAGTATCTTAAAGATATCATGACCAGATACAAGAACAAGATGGTCTATGATGCAAATACTGGTGAGTTGAGAGATGACCGAAAACACATGAGTATGCTGGAGGACTACTGGCTCCCACGAAGAGAGGGTGGAAGAGGAACAGAAATTTCCACACTACCAGGCGGTGAAAATCTTGGTGAACTGGATGATGTACTATACTTTCAAAAGAAATTATACAAAGCATTAAATGTACCATCGTCAAGATTGGATCAAGAATCCGGTTTTCAATTGGGAAGAGCTCAAGAAATTTCCAGAGATGAAGTTAAATTTACACGTTTTATTGAACGTCTAAGAAATAGATTTGGGCATCTCTTTAATATTTGTCTAGAAAAACAACTTATTCTCAAGGGGGTTTTAACTCTTAATGATTGGCGAATGGTTGAACAGAAAGTTTTCTATGAGTGGCAATCTGATTCACAGTTTGCTGAACTCAAAGAAGCTGAGATGATACAAGAAAGACTTAATCTTTTACAGAGTATGAACTATGCTGATGAGATTGTTGGCAATTTCTTCTCTAAGGATTATGTAAGAAGAAGAATCCTTAGACAAACACAAGAAGAAATTGAGCAAGAAGACAAAATGATGGCACTTGAAAAGGCATCTGCACCAGAGGAATCTGAAGGTGAAGATGAATACCAATCTTTCGTTCCAAAAAAAGGTGAAAAATTACATGAAACTCTTGAGCAAGTAGTGGAAAAGAAAATTGTTGATAAGGAACAGGAAGAAGAACTGAAAATGAATCTAAATGATATTTTCAAAACAGTGTTAGAAGAAGGTTCGGATGATTCCAGAACAAACTGATTTTCAGAAAGTACATTTAGATTCAGCAAAAGTTCTAGCTACGAGTCTCAAATATACTCAAAAAGAAATCAAGAAATTAAAGGAAGATTTATCAACTACTTTAAATGAAGAAGGAGTCATGGTTATGCCCCTCAAAGGCGACCGTGGCCCAAAGGGGTTAATTGGTGATAAGGGTGATAGAGGATTCCCAGGCGGAATAGGAACACAAGGAACACAAGGGCAGCGTGGCGTTCGGGGCCTTGAGGGTGAAACCGGCCCGATTGGCCCAATAGGTTCTAAAGGTGGGCAAGGAATTCCAGGCCCGATTGGATTTCCTGGCCAAGATGCTGACATGGAATTTGTTGGCCAAGAACTCAAAAAAATGAATGGCCGGATCTCCAATATAGTTGTTGGTGCTGGTACTAATATGAGAGGCTGGGGAGAGTATGACGGTGGTGGTGGGGGTAATGTTCCCGGTGGTAAAAACATTTCCGATGAAATGCTCTTTGAGGATGGTGATAGGGTTGTCATGGAAGACTCCCTTAGTTCCCCACTTGATCAAGAATCAGCAGGTATCTTTTATTCAACTACAGAAGAAAATAGTCAAACGGTTCTTGGATTGAAGGGACTGACTACAGGTAATAATGGTCTGATGATTTCTAGTAATAGTAGTTCTAAAACTATTGAATTTAATATAGACCCAACAGCAAAAGTAACACTCGATTCTCTTACAATTACAGGTGAAGATACACTTACTGTTGCTGGTGCAACATCAATGGTGACAGCGAATATTACTTCATCATTAGCTGGAAATTCAGATGGTGTTCTTACAGTCAATGCCAATATGCAGGTTGCTGGAAATATCACAGCTTCAGGTAACATCACCGCAAATGGAAATGTAATCATCGGTGATGCTGATACGGATACTATAACATTCGGTGGTGATGTAGTTTCTCATATACTTCCAGATACCGATAATACATACGACCTTGGTTCAACAGCAAAATCTTGGAGAACGACTTATACACAAGCTCTTGATGTCACAAATAATGTTACAGTTGGTGGAACAGTAGATGGAAGAGACATTGCAACAGATGGAGCTAAATTAGATGGTATAGAGGCTGGAGCATCAGCCGCCACGGCCGCCGAAACTAAAACGGCATACGAATCGAATAGTGACACAAATGCTTTTACTGATGCTCTGCAGACAAAACTCAACGGAGTAGAAACAAGTGCAGATGTAACTAACGCTTCTAACGTAAATGCTGCTGGTGCAGTAATGGTGGGTGATGCTGGTACTTCTGGTATGGGATTTGTAGTAGATGAAGATAATATGGTTTCTAATTCTGCAACAAAAGTTCCAACTCAACAATCCACAAAGGCCTATGTTGATGCCGAGGTTGCGGGACTTTCACAGACTAGTATTTCACAACTTAATTCTAATGTTCATGTAGTTGATACAGGAACAAATGGGTATATAAAAGTTCATGCAGATGGTAATGAAAAACTTTTGATTGATGCAAATGGTTTAAGACTTGAGCCGATGGCAGTTACTAATGAAGATAATTCTGGTGATAGACTTATCATGGAACCCAACACCGGATCTCAATATATCACCTTTGAAAATTCCATACAGGTCACACAAATTCTTGATGAAGACGATTTTATTTCCAATAGTAATACTGCTCTTGCTACTCAACAGTCTATTGGTTCCAAGATTACAAACGTAATAAATAATACAGAGTTAGGTGACTTTGGTAGTGTAAATATAGACAGTGCTGGCGATGGTCAAGTACTTACTTACGATGATGCTACAAGTAAATGGGTGGCGGCGACTGTAACTTCTGAAGGATCAATCACTGCCACACAAGTCAAAAATTTATTAGTAACCGTTGATGGTGCTGGTTCTGGTATAGATGCTGATTTACTTGATGGACAGCAGGGAGCACATTATACAACAGCTGACAATCTAACTGGCGCTGCAAGTGGTATAACTTCTGTCACAGTTAATTCAATAATGACGGTAGTTTCTACTACAGTCACATTAGCTACTGCAGGAACTACAGCAACAGATACTTTTTCAACATCAACTTTTAGAGCAGCAAAATATATAATAACAGTAAGTGATTCTGATGATTCAACTTTTGCAACAACGGAGGCCTTAGTGGTACATAATGGAACTTCTGCCTCATTAACACAATTCGGAGATGTAACAGTGGGTTCTGGTACTGTTCCTGAACCTTTATTAGATGCAGATGTGGATTCAGGAAATGTAAGATTACTGGTGACAACCAACTCCAATAATCAAACAATAAAAGTTACTCGCTTAACAACCGTAGTTTAGAGGAAAGAAAACAATGGCTACAAAAACATTTGTCGCAAAAAATGGTCTAACTGCTAATACGGCTAACGTATACTTTAGTCAGTTGGCAACTAATTTGACACCTACCGCTGGTGGATTAATACTGTTTGCCGATAGTACTGGAAAGATTGGCTCTCGTACTGAAGCCCAAATCAAATCTGATATTGGTGCTGGTGTCGTTGAAACAATTACGGCTGGAGATGGACTCACAACTGGTGGTACTGGATCTACTGTTACAGTAGATATGGCAACTCCTTCCACCATTACTCATAATACAAATAATACGGCTGGGTCAAATCATAATCACGCAATTACAGCTCTTTCAGATGTCTCTGGTGGTACTGCGTCTATACTTAAATCAGATGCTAGTGGTAACTTAAAAGTTAATGATTTAGAATCGGGTGGTGATCTTGTAGTTGGAGATGATGCTACTTTAAAATCTGATGAATCGGTTCTTGGATTTGGCCTTCATACTGATGTAACTCTTACACACGTTCAAGATTCTGGTTTAACTCTTAATAGTTCTCGTAAATTAAATTTTGGTGATGCAGCAACATACGTCCATCAATCAGCAGATGCGGCTTTGGATGTAGTTTCTGATGGTAGTGTAAACATAACTACCGGAGCTGCAGGAGTTGTTCTCAAAGGAACCACACCAAAATTGACTATTGGTGATGCTGGTGCTGAAGACACATTTATTGTCTTTGATGGAAATGCTCAAGATTATAGAATTGGGCTAGATGATGGCACAGATAAACTAGAAATTGGTGTAGGTGCCGTTCATGGGACTACTCCTTCATTGACGTTAGATGCAAGTCTTAATGTAGATGTTGCTGGACATAATGGAACAGTTGGATTAATGTTAGGTGGAACTGTGGTTGGTTCTACTGCAGCAGAATTGAACTTGTTAGATGGTGTTGCTGGATTAGTTCAAGCAGACTTCACAAAGTTGGCTGCAGTTGATTCAACAGCTGCTGAACTCAATAAAATAAACGGAGTAACTGCAACTACAGCAGAACTTAATTATTTGGATGTTACAACTCTTGGAACTTCAGAAGCTTCAAAAGCATGTATAGTAGATGCATCTGGTGATTTAATTATACCAGATAGTGATAAGTTTGAATTTGGTGCAAGTAGTGATATGATTTTATATCACGATGGTACAGATTCTTATATTACAAATAAAACTGGTGTTCTCAAAGTAGCTACAGAAACTTCTGGAATCGCAGTAACCATTGGACATGGCACTTCAGAAGTTACAGTTGGGGATAATTTAACAGTAACTGGCGACCTTACGGTTTCTGGAACAACAACTACGGTTAATTCAACAACAGTAAGTATTGTAGATCCAATTTTTGAAATTGGTGTTTCTTCTTCAGATGATAATCTGGATCGTGGACTCAAGATGAAGTATAACTCAGGTGGTGCTAAAATGGCATTCATGGGTTTTGATGATTCTACTGGTAAATTTACAATGTGGGCCGATGCTACAGATACTAGTAATGTTTTTTCTTCAAATGGTACAGATGCAACAGCCTTAGTAGTTAATACTTTTGAAGGTAATTTAACTGGTAATGTAACTGGTAATATTAATGGTGATTTAACTGGAACACTCCAAACAGCCGCACAAGGTAATGTCACATCACTTGGTACATTGACTGCACTCACAGTCGATAATGTTGCAATAAATGGAACAACCATTGGGCATACTGGTGATACAGATTTGATGACACTTGCAAGTGCTGCATTGACTCTTAAAGGAACACTTACAGTTGGAGTTGATGATACTGGGCATGATGTAAAATTATTTGGTGCCACAGCTGGTGCTTATTTACTATGGGATGAAGATGAAAATAAATTATTGACAGCTGGTGTTACAACAGTTGATATAGTTAAAGATAAATTGTTGATTGGTGGTTCTCCAGTAACCACAACAGCCGCTGAACTCAATCTTTTAGATAATGTTTCTGGATTAGTCCAAGCAGACCTCACAAAGTTGGCTGCAGTTGATTCAACGGCCGCAGAACTTAACATTGTGGATGGTGGAACTGGTGCAACAGCTACAACTCTTGTGGCCGCAGATAGAGTAGTAGTTAATGATGCAGGAGCAATGGTTCAAGTCGCGATGTCAGACTTTGAAACTTTCATGGAATCCAATCTTGATACTCTTTCAAGTGTAACTACAGTCGGTGCTCTTAATGCTGGTTCTATCACATCTGGATTTACAAGTATTGATGTTGGAGCTGGTGCAATTTCAACAACTGGAGTTGTTACAGGTGGTTCAGTTGTAATCACAAATGAATCAACGATTGGAAGTGCTGGAGATACAAATTCAGTTATAATTGGTGCCTCAGGAACTTTAGCTCTAACACAAAATGAATTTTTGTTAGGTCATACCAATGGTGGTGCTGGTACAGCAAACTCTTCATCTGGTGTTACATTAACTAAAGCTTTCTCTGGAACAATTGGTACATCAGCCACCGCAGCAGTTCTTACATTCAAAGCAGCAGACGGAACAGCAAGTCCAACTGGTGCAACAAACTTTATGGGTGGCGAAATTGTGATGTCTTTGAAATCTGGAACAGATTATGAAACTAAGAAGATTATGATTCATCATGATGGAAATCCATCTGAAAATGGAACAGATGTATTTTTCACAGAATTTGCAACTCTTGGAACAGAGATTGGGGAGACACTTGCTACAGCTACGGGTGATGCTGATGGATCAGATTTAACAAATAATGGTGATAAACACATTCAATTTAAAATAACAAATCCGTCTGGTACTGATGCACTACAATATAGTGGTGTAGCTCACTTAGTACAAGTGCCTGGTGATAGTTAATCTTTATAATGGAGTAAGAAATGGCAGCTAAGCCTTTACGATCAAGAGTAGGAATTGCAATGGATAATCAAAGTGGTAATCCAGATGCAGAAACAGATGAAGTAGTATTGTTTAAAAAGACCACTGGTAGTGGAGGAACTGGTGTATTTTTTAAGAATCAAACAGATTCGGATAATGTAGATGAACTGGTGTCCAAGAAGAAGGCTATAACTTTTGGATTAATATTCTAGGGGGATTATGGCTTTATTTCAAACACAACTTGGAACCAGTGCAACCACGGTTTTTGACCCAGCTGCGGACTCAGCTGTTACAACTCTTTTTCTTTGTAACACACATTCTGCAACAGTTACAGTCACTCTATATTTGATAAATGGGGGCGGAGGGCCAACTGATGTAAATGCTATTTGGAAGGATATATCTATAGCTTCTAAAGATACATTTGTAATGAATAATGAAAGAATAATTCTTGCTCAAGCAGATTTTATAAAAGGTCTTGCTTCAGTAGCAGATAAAGTAACAGTAACAGGAACTTACACAACGATATAATAATATGTCAGGATTCGTAGCAACTAGTGGGAAGTATGAAGTATTCGCTCCAGGCAGCGATACTTATGTCTTATTTAATGATAGTCAAGATGTTAATGCAGTATCAGGTTTAACTTTTACAAAAGGTACTGCTACATTACAATCTACTATTTTTAAATCAGCAAAATTAATGTTTGACAGTGGTGACCTCACTATTCAGACAGACGGTGGTTCGGCAGGTGGAATCATACTTGATGCTGAAGATGATACAGTAGAAATTCAATATTCTGGAGCAACTGGTGCCACCTTTGGACTATCAGGATTAAATATTGTAGCTGGAGATTCATACTCCATTGGAGGTACAGCAGTATTAAGTGCTACAGGAGCTACATTAGTTCAATCAACTGCAGTAACAAGTTTATCAGCATTGGGCGATGGTGGAGCTAATGTTACTAATGATTATTTGTTAATATATGACGCTGATGCCTCAGCCCTCAAAAAAATATCTCCGGATTATCTTGGGGTTGGGAGTGGGAGTGGTGGTGGAGCTGGAACTGACGTTCTCCAACGGGCTCTAAGAAATTTAGGTCTTGTAGAAGTAGACGCATCTTAAAGGAATAAAGTATGGGAACCACAGTAAACGGCAAAGATATTCTATATACCATAGCAAATAATATTACTCAGGTAACGCTAACTCCTGGCGCTGCTGGTAGTGGAGGTGCTACTGCAAAAGGTCAAGAACTGAATGCTTACGCTAAAGCTTATAAAATTATTACAGAAAATGAAGCTTATATTAATGCTAAGAATTCCCTCGATGTTCCGGTAGCTGATGTAATCGAAGAAATTTTCTTCTCTCATCAATTTGCTGGGGCATCTCCTTATACCACTGGTACTGGTGGTAGTTATGGTGGAACTGTAGCGACAACAACGGGTGTTAATGCTGCAAACGGGTTCAATGCTCTGTTCATGGCAAATGCCATTGATCAATTTAGACAAGCAGATGGTGAGACTGCTTCTACAATTAATGATGCTGGTACTACAGTAGATTCTTTCCCATATAGATTAATACAAGCTCAGGGTAGTAGTGCAATGACTATTACTCTTCAAAATTCAGCAGGAGCTACACCAACGGCTACTGCCGGTGTAAATATCCCATTCAGAATCAAAAGTGGTACAGTTGCCGCATCTCTAATACTTGGAAGAACAGAATATGGTTCAGCTGTAGCAGCAACCACACTCACGCTGGATTCTGGTGCTACTTTGGGTATGGTCAATAATGGTGGTGACGTTACTGTTCAATCAACTCTTTACATTTATGCAATCAATAATGCAGGAACCATTAATATTGGAATCATAAACGGTCAAAGATTAGATGAGAGTATTCTTCATACTTCCACAGTATTAAATGGTTCGGCCACTAGTGCTTCTACTTTTTACTCAGATGTAGCAATAACAGATGCTTGTGCGGTCAGACTTATTGGTAGGATGAGACATTCAATGAATGCTGTTGGAACATACGATGAAGATCCAATAGAATTGAGCATTTTGGGAGTTGCTGGGGGTGGAACTGCATCTGGTGAATTAGCAGCAGGTGAAAAGATATTTTGGCAAGATACAAATCAGTATATACAGGGCGATCTAACATCAATTACGATAGAATCAGATGATACATTTACGGTACATTCTGATACTCTTGCTAGTATTAATTCTACAGCTAAAGCTGAAATTGTAGCTCCAATATCAA